CAAAGTCGCGAGTAGCGCCCAAAAAATCTGGTGCGCATAGCAGGACTTGAAGGGGCTTGCGGGTCGGCGCGTGTTTTCATGAACATGCACCGGACCCGCATAAATACGGGCGAATCTTTCGCTTCGCCCATTTTCCCCTCATACCGTTTTTGCGCAAATTTATACCGCCTCGCTGTCAGAAATTGTCAGAACTTTTTTTCTGACTCGCGAAGGTTCACGCAGCAACCGCAGCCTTACCAGCACCCGCCTGCTGCTGAGCCTGACGCAATCTCTCCGAAATCTCCTGCGCCGTCAACCTCGCGGCCGGATTATCGCTGAACTGGTCCACGAGCTGCGACACCGTCGCCAGGACCCCAGCCTCCCTCTGGTGCTCGATGAGCCACCTCACGAACTGCGCGTCCACAGCCTGGCCTTGAGGCGTGGTAGTCAGCACGGCCCGCGCCGTCTCCACGCCTTGAACCAGAGCCTCGTTCACCTTGCGGTTCCGCACCTGCCGGTAACCATGGTACAGCCCGCCGAGAGCCAAGGCCACGATGCTGCCAACGCCAGGCATGAACGTGTTGATTACGGAGCCCGTCGCGCTAATCGCCGCCTCAGCCTCCGGCTTGGCGACCAGGTTCGTCACCGGGACCTGCACGACGTTCGTCATGAACACCGGCACGAAGTTGGTCACCACGGCCGCCACCATGTTCGTAACCACTGGTTCCCGCGTCGCGTAACCGGCCACGGCGCCGCTGACCGTATTGGTGACATACACAATGTTCGTGCGCTCGGTCACCACCGGCACCACGTTTGTAACGACCACAGTGTTCGTGAACATATGCACCACCGGCACATCGCTCCACGTCACCTCCTGCTTATACGCCCGGTCCAGCGTCGAGCAACCGCCGACCGCCAATAAAGCCGCGACAAGAATCACGGCCGCATTCAACCCGCACTTTTTGTTTGTCATTTTCGGTTTCTCCTTCGCGAGGAACACCTGAGTTCATCCCGGCACTCCTCCAAAACTTTGGTGTTGTTGTCCAGGCACACAACGAGTTTGGCATTCGTTGCGCTCTGCTCAGCCACCACGCCGCGCAGGCTCTCCTGGTAGCACTCCCGCGATTGCTTATGGTCATCCATCAAGCGCTCGTGCTGCTTCACGAAGTAGCGCACCACCCAGACACCGAACAGGCCGAGCAGCACCAGGCTCGCAATGAAAAGCCAGCGGTCATTTTGGGCCGCGGCGTGGTCCACGCCCCTCAAGAATTCAGCCGTGTTCATATTCGTCATGGCCCGTTCACTCCTAAATGGCCCACCGCCGGTACGGCCGCAGAATCGCGCTCACTTGGAGCAGCAGCGGAAGCTGAGCGAAAACTAAAAACGTGCCGCCGCTCGGCCACGAACGGAGCAGGCCGAGCTTGTCCCGCTGTTGGAACCAGGCCGCGACCTGCTCAACCGCCGCGGACTCAAGGTCCGCCGGCAGCGCCGTCTCGCCCGCACCCGCCGCCGCCCCAGGCAGCACGTAACCCCCCGTGTAAGTGACCTGCGCAACCTGCGGGCCGCCCCACGATGCCTCCGGCACCAACGACAACGGCCTCCGCAGAGAGATGACGCAGCCGCCGCGCACAACGTAATCCGCACCTCCTTGCTCCACCCAGCCCTCCGCCTCGCTGGTCTTCAACTCGAACCTCGTCACCGTCTCAACGGGGTAACACCGCGCAACGATCTCGGTGTCGCCAACAGCAAACTCCTGCGTTGCGCCCACCGTGCGCGCCAGACTCCGGTTGCATTCGCGATCGAACCTCGCGCTCACGGCCTCGATAGCTCCCGTGAGCAGGGCATCATACGTCGGGTCGGCCGGCGCCAGGTCCAGCCGCGCTTTGACTGTCGCAAGTTGGGTTAACATCGCAAAACGGAGTGCCGGGGCTTCCAGTCAGCCCCGGCACCCAAACCCAGGTTTAGGCTGCGGCCGTCAGGAGCGCCGCTGTCGCATCCAGCGCGCAATAATCGAAGTCAATTTCCTCGATGAACCGCACCGCGAGCTGGTCGTTGGCGAACCACACGTGCTCCGAGGTGTCGATGCGCGGCGTGCCGTGCTCGCCCATCCACCAGAAGCTCATCGCGCCGAAAACCGCGAGCGGCTTGTCCAAGGAAACCGCGGTACCATAGGGTTCCAGCACATCGGTCCACACGATGGGATAGCCGTCCAAAATCGCGCTCCCATCAGGCAGCCGCTGGTACACATTGGGCTCAGCCGGCGTGCGGAAGCCAGGCAACGCGACCTCCCAAGTGCTATCCAGGTAGTAGGCCGAGAGCCGCCCGTTCAAGGCAGCCTTGTTGACCTTCGTCCGCAGGTTCCGGAAGTCAGCCAGCGTCGCGTCGCTCGGCTTGGTCTTCCCGGCTGCCAGCGCGAGCGTCCTGGCGTTGTCCCGGGCGGTTGAGACGACGCCCTTAACGCCCTCGTAACCGACCCCACCGTCCGCTAGGAAGCCCCAGGTGTCCTCAACCCGCGCGAATTCGATGGCGCCATAACGCGCCAGGAACTGGCCCATCGCGACGATGCTCTGCTCGTCGATTTCACGAGGCAGGCGCACGATACCGCCGATCTTGTGCGACTCAAGCGAGGCAAAGCTCACCTGAGGCGACTTCTCCGGGAAGGCCCCCGACATCGCGATCGAACCGAAAGCCGGCCGCGCGCCCATCCGAGCCGGCTTGGCCGTGCCCATCCCGATGGGATACGGGCTCATGCACCGCCGCACCACGCCAAAATCGCAGATGAGCTCCCGGATCTCACCCCCGTACTGGACCGGCAACGCAATGTCCCCGGTCGTCAGAGCGGCCCGCGTGCTCAGGTTGAGCGTCTCCCGTGCGAAGGCCACCAGCGCGTCACGCTGCGCGGCCACGGAGCAAAGCGCATCGAGCTTATCGCTCCGCTCGCAATGCACGATGAAGGAGCTCGCTAGGTGCCGGGCGCAATCATCCGACACGACCCCGTGCCGGTGCGGCACGGACACCGCAACACGCGACGCGAGCTGGCGCCGCACGTCCTTCAGCTCGCCGCCCAGCTTCTCAGTGCTCTCCCGCAGCGCTTTGAAGTCCACCGGCAGTGTGCTCACGCCCGACCAGCCGGTCTTGATTTCAGTGAGGAGATTCTGAATCTCCATGGTTTGTTCGGTCATATGTGTGTTTTCCTTTCTGACCGGCTGCACGCGAGCCGGTCCGGTTGCGTGGCGCCTATGCCCTCCGCATAACGCGCCGAAACTCGCGTGCTAAATCTACCCACCCTTCGGACTGCGACGACGACTCGCCCACCAAGGAACGCAAAAGGTCCAGCGTCTCCCGCACATCCGCCTTGTCCACGGCCCCAGATTTCAGCCCCAGCGTTAGTGCATCCGGGTTCGCCGGAATGGCCACGGCGGAAACCTCCAGCAACTCCTGCTCGAGATACCGCCGCCTCGGCCCTGGCCCTCCATTAGTCCCATTAGTCCCACTGGTCCCACCGCCGTCCTCCCACCGCAGCGGAATAAAGCCAACAGAAACCGCGTTCAGGAACCCGCCCTTGTATAGGCCGTACGCGATGCGCGCCACCGGGTTGACCTCAGTCGCGAACTCAACGCGCTGACAGAGCGCCTGCCCATCACGAACAGCTCGCACTTCCGTCACCAGCGCCTTGCCAAGCGTGAAAAGAATGTCCCCGTAGTTGTGCGCGTTCTGGAAAACCGGATTCTTGCGGTAGGAATCGAGACGCCAACCAGCCGGCTCGATGACCTCACGGTACCGGTCCAATGTCGCCGTGCTGGCGACGAAATCCAAAGTGGCCCCGGAGGACCCGGCGGCAGCGCCGTCGCGGACCTCGACCTGCAACAGTGTGCGCAGGCCTGGCCGGTTGTCATGAAGCGGGATGAGATCAGGAATTTCGTTCATCGGTGGTTCCCATTCGTGGTTAGGGCGGCGGCCAGACGCGTGAACGCGTCAGGCCGAAACTTCGGTTCTTGCTTGGCCGGAGCAGTGCCGCCTTGCGGCTTCGCCGCCGCCTCTCCAGCCGGCTGCATCGCCGTCGGGACGTAGCCCTTGTCACCCCACGGAAGCGGCTTGAAACCCAAATCGAAAGCGCGGTTCAGCTCATTGAACGGGACGCCCATATCGAATCCCGCACGCGCAGCCGCGAGACGCTCGCGCCTTGCCGCACTCAGCACGGGATGGTCCTCAGTGTCGAACCAACCGTCCGCATTCGGATCGATGGCCTTGACCGTGACGTCGTCCTCCGCTTCGAGCCGCCGGCACAGAGGCACAACGCGATTCTCGATGAAGTTCAGGCGAGCGCCCGCCATCACATCGTACTTCGCCGCGTTGGTGGTCGTGATGATTTCCTCAGGCACACCAAACGCGCTGCAAATCTCCGTGCAGGAATACTTCCGATTCGCCAGGAACTGGATGTCGCTGCTCGACAACTTCGGCGTGACGACCTCGGCGCCGCCCCAAAGCAGCACCGGCCGGTCCGCCGTGCCGACGCGCCGCTTCCGCTCACGCAACGCCGCCAGGAGCTGCTCTCGCTGCTCCGGGTCCAACTGCTCGTTGGTGCGCAGGATGGTCCCCGCCTCGCCGTTATTCTCCATCACGCCCTTCATGAACAGCGACGCCGCGTGGTCCGTGCTCGCCGCAGTGCCCGCCACCGCGAGCGGCGACATGCCACGCCAGAAGTCAAAAGGATTCGGCAACTTCTCGTGCCACACTTCCTCTGGCAGGAACACCTGGCTGGACAGCGGACTGTTTCGGCTGTAGTCCATGTAACGCCAGCCAATGAGCTGGTTGTCCTGAACGACGTGCTGGAAACGAGCCGGATCCAAAATTACAACCGACCTCAGCCCGGCCCGGCCGCCACTCAGCGCAGAGTCAAAGATTGGAATCCGGAAGCACTCCCCGCGCAGCATCAGCCAGATAACCCGCAGTTCCCAATACTGGAACCGGTTGATGTGCGGATGTGGCCTATTGTAGAAATCCACCAGTGGGCCAGTGGTGATGAGCTGCTCACCCTCAGAACTAGTCGTCGAAAACTTAAACGGCATGTTCGACACCTGCTCCGCCAGCGCATTGATGGCACGATAGACCCAGACAACCTGCTGATACGCATTCGAGAGGACCGCGCCTGTGCGCGCCTCCTCCGGCCACAGCGCAGCAAAGAACGGATACTCCGTCGCGTCCTTGGCAACGGCAGGCCCCGCCTCGCGGTGAATGGAAATATTGAAGCCGAAGATGCGCATAATCGTTATCCCACAGCACCACCAGCAACGCGGTGAATCAGCGCTCGCTCCTGCGCGACCGTTCGCCCCTCGGGCAGAATTTCTCCGCGCTTCAAAACCTCCAGCATCGACTCACGGCTGATTGCGCCTGCGCGCCACGCAGCAACTACAGCCGTCAGGCTCTCACCCGAAATCGCCCGCGCGCTCAGGTCCGTGTTCATCGTGAACGCAACGCCAGGCACTTCGCCAACTCGCTCGCCACCTTCAATCCACCAATGGGCGAGCTGCAGGACGCGAGTCAGAGATTGATTCAGGCTCGCCACCACGTTGCCCAATCCGCACAGTTCGCCACGTTGGGCAACGGCCGATTCCCCATCCGGCGCAGTGACCTCCAGCATTCGCGCTCCGAGCAGCGCCATGCGCCGCTCAACGCGCTCCATCGCTCGCTCGATGTGCGCAAGCCCCGCGCCGCTGAACTCAAGGAAGCCCGCCGAGGCATCAGCAGCATCCGAAACCCACGCAGCACTTGAGCCAATGCGAAGAGTCGCGCCCTTGTCGAAACCGCTCACCCACGCCGTAGGCAAAGCAGCGAAATGCAGCCCGTGCTTGAAGTCAGCATCCAGGCGGTAGTGGTCCAGATTCGCGGTAATGATGTCAGCCAGTGGCAACCGGTCAGGCTCTGGCCGCGAGTTCCTCGGGCCATGAAACACAAACGGAACGAAGGGCAGCGCAACATCGGCGCGCTTGAGGGCAACGCTCTCATCCAGAACCCACGTGTCGCCGTCTTGGTGGCCGTCCGCCAGGACCTTCCAGAACTCCTGAACGCAGGCTGAATCAACCAGCTTCAGCACGCGGACGCGCCCACCGTCACGCAGCGCCACGGAAACCAGCGTTGCCCTCTGGCCAACTCGCTCAACTGTCCAGTTGACGATGTCCTCCGTCCGCCAGAACGAAGCGCAAGGGCGCTTGCCGCCATCGTCGCATAATATCAACGACCCGGCGCGACCAACCGACAACACCTCACCAACAGTCCGCCGCGCAAAGCGGACGAAATCCATCCCCCACAAATCGCAATCAGCGGCAAACGCCTCCAAAGTTTTGCGCTCGCCCAGGCCGACAACCGGCGCCCGACGAAACACCAGGTCCAGATACTCTTCGAGGGTTCGCGCAGTCGCGCCGAAGAACGACGCGCGCGCCTTATAAGCCGCATACTCCTCCTCGCTCTGCGAATCCAGCCTGGGCAGATATTTCTCCCCCGCCGATTTGACAGCGTCCTCGCCGGCAAGCACATCACGCCCCCTCGACCATTCCGCGGTCTTGGCGTCGTAATCAGGATGCGTCGAATTTGCTGCCATCGGCGCAACCGTAACACGCGTTTTTCCCACTCCTTTAGAGCGCACTCAGGCACTCACGCATGTTCGCGCCATGAAATGTTCTCCCCACGAACCCACACGCCGAAAAATTTTTCAGAAACCGCTTGACGATTTCCGACTGCCCCCGACCGCAGCCAGCGCGCCAGCCCCGCAAAGACAAAGTTAGTGGGATGTTAAGGATGCGGGGCTGTCACGCTGGCTGCTCGTCCCTCCCGGTTC